TGGACCTTTTGTTGATGGTTGTGTAGGCCAGATAACATCATCAGGAGTTTTATCTTTATAAGTTTGAGGAATATCTCTTATTATCTGTCTATATGCAGCCCACTGAGCTTGATCTACAGTTGCTCCAGTTGTCATTGTCCAATCTGTATCTCTTAATATTTGATCTCTTGTAGACCTGATGCTATCCCAAGTTAATGTTTCTGTATCCGCAGCCTCGGCTGTGTTTCCCTCTGCTACCCAAGCAAGATAATCTTGGTAATGATGGTTTGCTTCATCTATAGGAATTGACCAATTGACACTTGAATCAGCATCATCATACATATAAATACTATCTAACTTACCTTCATAATTTCTTTTTTTGTATTTAGTTGCCATAATTAAAGCTCCGCATCAAGTGTAAATTTACAGGCAGTTGTAGAATTAGCCCTTACCATTACTGTAAGTCCGCCAGTTCCACTAGTACTACTTAAATTACTATCAATATATATCCAATGCTTGTCTGACATTGCATTAATTAAAGACATAGCTGTTGGACTACCCGAATCTACACTATTAAAACCAAAACAATTCACATGAGCTACATTTGATATTGAAAAAGATGGCTTTACTCTGAATTGTACAACCGCTTCATAAAAACCTGTAACTGTACCGGTTCCATTGTAAGTTCCGTGCATTAACAATTCTTGAGTTCTATTACCACCTAAAACTTGACAGTATCTTTGACATAAAGCAAGCTCCTGAGCAAATGATTTATGTTCAAAATCTGTAGCCACGCTGCCTACTTCTAATTGAACTCCCGTAATTTCTAAGGTTGCATCATTTGTTGTGTACCATGTTGATGTATGATCTGGAAATCTAGTGCCAGAAGCAAAAGCAGCCCAAGTATTTAACGCAACACCACTTGCTGTATAACTTGTTCCCGCAAACGGCCACCAATCTAATTCAATTCCTATCCCATTATCATTATCAAACTGTACATTAGCTGCTCCCGGTATTATTTTAGTTATTTTTGTCCAAGTATCAGCACTTAAAGAACCTGTTTCCATTGGAAAATTTTGCAGAGTTCCATCTGAACTTAGTACACTAAAAAAATAATTTTGTGCAACACTTGCCTTTATCCAAAAAGATAAAGTTATATTACTTGAAGTGGATGTATAATCCCAACCAGAATTTGCAACATTTTGGGATTCAATCTTGTGTCTAACAACAATAAAATCAGCAGCTCCTGCACCACTTGTTTGATTTCCATTTGTTAGTTTAAATGCTTTTCTAAAACCATTTGTATAAGGCTCTGTTCCACTTGCAACATCAACTTGTGCTTGTGTAGGTTGTTCATCAACTCCATTGGTAAGAACAGTAACTCTATCAACAGTCTGATAGCCAGTAGATGTTGATGACGTACCACGTTGAGCCACTTGGAATGCTCCGTTAATTATTAAATTTTTACTAGCACCAATCTTTTTGGATACTTGAGTTCCTAGTCTTTCTAATCCAACTTGGTTAAGAGCCATTTGTTATACCTCCTTAAGTCTGTTCTAGATAACTTACAGTTACATCTAAAGCACTTGCTGTGCCAGCCCTCACTCTTAAAATATCATTAGCTTCCATAATTACTTTTGATCCGCTTATAAGCTCTAAAGAACTTCCTGCTGGAACTGGAGCATTTCTTATAAGGTGAACATCATCACCAGCTGTTACAAGAAAAACATCAACTTGAGCACTTGCTCCTGTTGTATTTGAAACAAGGACACTGAGAAGAACAATTGTTGCACTTCCTCCACATGTTACGACATTCGTATTAGTACTACTAACAGCATCTGTTACGACGTTTGTTTTTGTGTCACTTTTGAAGGTATTTGCCATATCAGCCTAGAGCGAGAATTAACGCAATTTGGTCAGTAAAGTCAGTGGTAGTTGCAGTCAATGTCCCTGAAACAGTTACATTACCTGGAATTGTTACTGACCCGTTAGAATCTATTGTAAGACGGCTAACTCCTCCAGTTACTAAAGATATATTATCTGCAGAAGGACTAATTAATCCTGTATTCGGATCTCCTTGAAATTTTAAACTGCAATTACTTACAGATCCTGATGCTAAAGCAGAATTTGATCCATCTTGTCTTAGTAATGGAAATCCTCCATTAGTAATTGCATCATGTATAACAACAGTTTTTAACGAGGTATCTACTGTGACTTCACCATCTGCACCTTTAAATCCTGAGTGCTCTGCTGTTGTTCCTCTTCTAAATTGAACTTGGGTTGCCATAATACTATCCTAAAGCCACTGCTATTGCGGTAGCAAAGCTCTCCGTTGCAAAAGCAGTCGGCATATTAATTGTAACTTTGTTACCTGTTGCAGCTGTTGTAATGTTTGTTCCTCCTTCTATATCTAAAACTTCTGAATTAAGATCGATGGCTATTGTTCCTGAATCAGCTTCAATATCTAAATCTTCGGCTGTGATCTGAGCATTTACATAAGCTTGAGTTGCTATAGTTCCATCTGCGTCAGGAAATGTTAAAGTTCGTGTTTGTCCACCTGTAATAGATGCAGAACTAAAAGCTCCGATTTTTGTATTATCTGAATTATTTCTAATTCTAAATCCACTGTCATTCGTAACTACGGCTGTAGAAGTTATCGATGCTATTCCAGCAAATGAGGTTACAGTACCTCCAAGATTGACTCCAGTAGAACCAAGAGTGAAAAAGGAATTAGCAAGATTACCATTAAGAATTGAAGTTGCAGTAGTAAGAACGGTTCCTGTTTCAGCTGGGAGAGTTATTGTTACATCGGCAGTTGATGCAGGTCCTTTTAATGTTGCAGAATTTGTTCCATTATCAGTATCTTCTTTAAAAATTATGCTACCAGCAGAAGAAGAAGACCCTGTAAGAACTGGAGCAGTTAAGCTTTTATTTGTTAAAGTTTCTGTTCCTGTTGTAGAAACTAATGTGGCATTTGAAACAGCAGTATTAAATTGAGCAAAGGTTCCAGTTAAAGTATTGTTTGCAAGGTTGACAGATTTATTCGTTAAAGTTTCAGAACCCGTTGTGGTTGCAAGAGTTGCATCTGTAACAGCAGTATTGAACTGGGCTATAGTTCCTGATATTGTATTTGATCCAAGAGCTAAAGTTTTATTTGTAAGAGTTACTGAATTATTTAAAGTTACTGGATAAACAATATCGCTTGTCAGTGCAACTGTTCCAGCTGCATCAGGAAAAGTTATAGTGCGGTCGGCAGTTGGATCTGTAACAGCTAAAGTTGTTTCAAAGTCATTAGCTGTGGCTCCTTCAAAAACTATTTGTCCACTAGCAATTGTTATTGCATTTGCAGCATCAGCAACACCAGATATTAATGTTGTAGAGGCTAAAGATGTTAATCCTGTAAATGTTCCTTGAGTGGCTCCAAGAGCAACTGCAGTACTTCCAATAGTTATATCATTATTTGCTAATTGAGAATTAGGTATTGCACTAGTTCCTAAAACTCCAGTAGAGGAGTTATATGTTAATCCTGAACCACCAGCAACACTGACTGCACCTCTAGCTCTCGTGTTTGTAAAATATTGATTTGAACCCTCACTTAAATCAGAAGTACTATTACCAGCAAAGTCTAATTTATCAGAAGAAGAGTTTAACTCCTGAAAAAGACCCGAAACAAGTACTAATGCTTTTCTTGTTGCCATTACATATTACAATCAAGTTCTTAGTCGAAAGAACTTACTTGTATTTATTTTAAATCCACTAAACTGTTAGCTTAAAAGGATTTCAGGCTCTACTTTAATTAAAAATTGAGCAGCAGTCCCTGCTTCTCCTACAGGCACTACAAAATGTCCCGCAGTAGTCGGAGGATTTTCTATAATTGCACCCGCACTAGAATTTGATAAAAAATACCTATTTCCTGGATTTAATCCTGAAGTTGCAAGAACACCTCTGACAATTGCTCTAACATTTGATCCTGCAGATACTGTAGTTTCTGCAAAACCTGCTACTTTAGCTTTTTCTCTTGTATCATTTGCAATTGCTTTACCTAATTTTCCGTCACTATCTCGGCAAAAGAGAGCGTCGCCTTGTATGACATTTTCAAATACTTCAGCATTATATCCAACAACTTTAAAAGCTATTGGAGTAGGCATTGTGGATCTAAAATCTTGTAGACTTCCTACAAATCCTACATAATTAGGGCTGTATGGTTCATTTACTTTTACGTCTGACATTAGGCTAAAAGAATAGGTGGTTCTGGTTGTACAGCAAATTGACTTGTTGTTACACTTTCGCCAACTCTAACTACTGCTTGACCAGAAGAAGAGGGAGCTGTTGTAGTAATCGCTCCAGCTGTAGAAGGAGAAAGAAAATGTAGATCACCTGCATTTAATCCTGACATCGTTTTTACACCTATAACAACTACTTTGACAGTGGCTCCTAAAATAGCGGCTGTATTAGCAAATCCAACGACTGTTGCATTTTCTAAAGAACCATCAGCAGCACTAGCCTTTCCAACTTTTCCATCAGATGTTCTTATGAATAATGCATCACCATCAGCTACGGCTTCAAAAGTGACTGCATCAAATCCAATTTGTAAAGGGGCAAATGTTGGAAAACCTTCTTTTAAATCGATAATTGCATCCGTTAACCCTCTGAAATTTGGTTCATAAGGTGATCTTGTCATGCTAAAACTATTACCTGTCATTAAATCAACCAAGACAGTTATTGCACCTTCAATGTTTGGTTCGTATCCTGTAGCCATGTAAACCTCCAACTCTTAATATTTTAATTTGTAGAAACCCTATAGAATAGTATTAGGGAGGATTACAACGTGGAACCACAATTAATAGCAGCGATTATTTCAGGAAGTATTGGAGCTTTTGCTGGAATAACAAGGGCTTTAGGAAATTTTAATAAAAAATTAGATAAAAGATTTGAAAATATAGAAACTAATGTTGATAGACTAAGAAATGAAGTTATTCATGATTACGTTTTGAAAGAAGATTTTTTAAGAGAGATGCAAGCTGTTCATACAAAATTGGACAGAATATTAGATCATTTATTAAGTAAATAATTAAACATCTACCCAATTACCACTAGAAGCTAAATATATTTTTAAAACCCCACTACCACCCCCTGCTGTATCCCAATGTAATTGACCATCAATAGGATTGGCAGGTTGCCCTGCAGAAACGGAAGCCACAGCTTTTACAGGTTGAAATGCTGACCCATCATGAACTTTAAATATATGAGTACTAACAGTATCCAACCATGTTTCACCTTTACTTGAAGATGAAAACCCCGCAGGGGAATTATTTGGTGCCGTACTTCCAATATGTACAGGACCAACTTTAATCAAACCTGTACTAGGTGAAGCTGTATTGTCCGCAAAAAATAATCCTGGACTAACACTATTATTGTTAACTGCTAGTTCACCAGCTCCCAACCTTACTGGAAAAGGTCTATCATTTGCTGTACTTGATCTACGACTTTGTATTTGTACGGCCATAATTAAGTATTAATATATAATCCTGCATCTACTACTGTATCTTGTGCAGTCTCTGGATTATATGATCCAGCATCTAAATTACTAGTATTTATTGCATCATCAACTAACTCTCCATTTATATAATCTCCTGATCTTAATAAACCTGATTCAAAAGATTCAGTAAATTCAGTCAAAGGTTTATTTATAATTCCAAATTTTATATCGTCTAAAACTGTAGGAGATTTATTAAATAATTTATTTATCATAGCAATTAATCTATTTGTAGTATTAAGAGATTGACCTGATCTATCTAAATCTCCTTTTGAATTTCTTTTTAAACTATCAGTTAAAGTCATGGCAATTACAGATGGATCAAAATCCGCAACATCTTGGGGTAAATTAAAATCACCAGTAATATTTTTATTTCCTTGCCATTTTGTTGATCGATTATATAAAGCAAAAATCTCTACGGCTTCTTGCATCCTTCTTTTTTCTTTCGCCCATCTTTTTTCCCAATTTTCTAATCCTTTTCCTATGGGTTTATCATTAGGTTCTAATAACCAAGCTCCAACATATTCATGTTTTTTTAAATTTTCTACAGTGACATAACCACCTGTAATTTGCGAAAATGGGTATACAACTACAAAGGTATTTAAATTAGGCACATCAGAAATTGTATATTCACCCGAAATTGCATTACCACTTGTAAAATTTAATTGAATTTTATCATTTTTATTTAAATTATGATTCTCAAAATCAACAATAAGATTTACACCATTTTGTGTATATTTAGCTGCTAATTTTAATGGTTCATTACCTTCATCATGCAATATAGACCACATTGCAGCGTAAATATGTTTGCACCATCTTAACTGATAATATTGTAAATTTTGAAAAGAATCTGCTTTTTTATCCTCATATTCAGGTAACTCATAAAAATTATTTATTGTTACATAACCTAGATCTCTAAAAACTCCTGGTTCATCTCTTCTTTCATCTGTAGTTCCATCATTTTGAATTATATTACCTGGTTTTGTATCTCTAATAGCAGTGACTGGAAATCTTTCATGGTTATTTTGACTAAACAAATCATAACTATCTCGTCTAGAAAAATCTTGACAAGAGCAATTCCATCTTAATTCAGTAGTTAAAAATCTACCTACAGCAAAACCTCTATGAGCTGGTACTGTAGTTTTAGCGATAGTGTCTATTGTTTTGGCACCATAACTATCTTCTTTTTGAAATATTATTTCATTAGTAGAAGCATCAGATCCTGTAACTGTATAACCAACATAATCATCATATCTAAAACCTCTTATTAATCTAAATAAAACTAAATTTCCTGAAGTTGTCCCGCTTGGTATAGTTGTGAATTTAAACTCAGTGCTACTAGTAACCTCGATTGTATATCTGCCAGAAATTAAAGATCCTGTACTTACATCAACAAAAACCTTATTATCGGTAGATAAACCATGTGCAGAACTACAAGTTACTGTAACAGTAGTCCCTGACCTTGAATAAGTAGAGGTTATTCCTTGATCTCTTTCAACTATACGATCAGCCATTCGTTCACCTGCTAAGAAAGCAACTTCAGTAGGTAAAGACCTTAATTTTACTCTTACAAATCGCCATCGTGTATCATTAAAGGCTGTCGAATTATGATAAGTTACATTTCCAGAGGTTGTTACAGAATTAGAGGCTGTAAGGGTAAAAGTATTTTGTGTTTTACTTATAATTGTCAATGTTTCATCAGTTCCACTGCCAGTAGAAATATCTAGAAAAACATCATCACCTGGGAATAATCCATGATCACTTTTAGTTACTATTAGGGTAGTACCACTTTGAGAATAAGTAGCATTTACAGATGGAGCTAAATATCTAACTTCTAATATTGGTAATCCAAAATCATAAAAACTAAAACCATCAGTATCTCTCATTCCGCAGATATGTTCTCCTAATTCTTGATTAGTAGAAGGAAAAGTAAATATTCTTGCAGGAATAAACACACCAGGAAATTGTTGAAAAGTAAAAAATAACCTGTAATCCCCTCGTGTATCTCTTTCTTTAGAAGTAGATCCTAATATAGTTTGAGTAAAAGTATATAATTCATAACCTCTTCTCCATCTAGTCCATAAAGAATCCTGATTATAAAATTTTACCTCACTCTCTAAAGAATACCCATCAGAACCTCTTGGATAGACACTAGGTTCTTTTGGTTTATTTTCAAAAGTTTTGAATTTATTTTTAAATTCGAAATTTGATTGTTTATCAAATTTATTAACGCCAAATGGCATGATCTTTAATAGAAACCGCCCTGTACGTTGCAATAGAATCCATTCGTTAAAGCAGTTGCTCCACTGGCAGCTACATATAAAGCTTGACCCCTTTGAAGCATTAAACCTCTTTGTTTTGGGGCTATCTCGTTATTAGATCCAGCAAAGTTTGCAGCTCCTGACTGTACTGTAGGATGATTAATTAAAGGTAACTTCTCAGTTAATGTAGTACTCAATATTTGATTTTCGGATACTTGCGGAATACTTTGAACAAATAATGGGAAGAATTGATTAATGTTTGTAATTGTACCTGTGCCGACGAGGTAAAAACAAAAATCAATAGGTAAAGAAACATTGACATTACCATTTGATGCTGACTGAGATGGAACATCTACATCAAAAGTAGTAGATGTGAAATTTAACGTATCTTTAACTTCAAAAGTATCATCTTTTGGAACTACCCCAGTGTTATATGTAAGAAAATCTAAAAATACTTTCTGACCTATCTCTAAATTATGACCACCTGATAAAGTTACGGTACAAACTGTACCAGTTGCAGAGTATGTTCCTTGTGTAGGAGTTACAGCATCAAGTTTTTGTATAGCTCTTTTTGAATAAGTAAACCAAATTTCATCTATATAAGCTCCACTAATCGATGTATCTACTAATGCAGAGTCAACATCAAAAACTTTAGTTGCATTACCAACAGCTGTAGGAATAAGACTAGTTAGAAATGATTGTCCCGACGCAACTGTACATAGTGTTGAATTGGTTGCTGGGCGATCAACCATCAATGGTTGTTTGTTTGAACTACTACTTGCCACGTTTATTTATTCAAGAAGACTTAGTTTAATTATAAAGCAAGGTTTTTTTGACGATTATTTATCTTTTTTCTTATCTTCTTTATTCTTTTTTGCCATTTTAGATTTATCTAAAGCCTCTTTACGCTTTTCTTTATCAGACATGTCTTTACCATCTTCTTTCTTTTTATTTTTATTTTTAAAATACTCTAACAATTGTGGAGGCATCTTTTTTTTCTTGTCAGCCATCTTAAGTCTCCTGTTGTTCTATGGATAATCTTAAAGTTTTAGTAAATCTACTTGGTAAATTACTTCCCTTTAATTGTGACATAGGTGCTTCATCTGGTTGTACAGAGAACAGATCAATCTTCCTATCTCCTGCCATTCTAATACCTCCTCTACTTTCAGCAAATACGTTTCGTTGAGGTCTTTGCTTGGCTCTAATATCTTTATTTCGGTTTAGACCTAAAGTGTATCCAAGTTTAGTTGTAGGTAAGACTGACATTTATCTATGACTAGTTTCAAGTAAAAGTCTTGTTCCAACAGCAACATCTGCTGGTCCAGGTAATGCTTGTATAAATTCTGCACCCTCTCTATTAAATCTATATCTAGCTTGTGCAGGATTTCTGTAATTTGGCACGTATAAATGCATTGCTAATCTATCTGTTTCATATATATAAATTTCTGTCCAAGTTTTTAATGTCTCTCTAAAATCAGATGTTGCAACTGTCCTATCAACGTCACCCGCAATACTTTCTATTCTATTTCTTGGTAAAGTATCGTTATTAATACTTCCTGTCATATCTGTCCTTTTTTCAGCTTCATCACAACGACCAATCTGCTCAACAATCTTACTAACCCAAAAAGAGTCTTGAACATTATTAATGGCTTCTTCTAATCTAGCTTGGTCACCAGCTGGTATTGAAGTTATATTATAACCTAAATGCCAACGGACTTTAGACTGTATAAACGTGTCAAGCTTCATTCAAACAAGTAAAATATACCTGTTATTAGTCTACTCTTACTAAGTTCTCTTTAAATATCGTATCCCAATCAATACGTTTAATATTACGTAATTGTTCTAATTTTGTATATCTCTCTCCAGTCATGGTTGTTTGCATATCTTTTATGTCTCTTGCAGTTTTTAAACCTACTCCAGGAAGAGTATCGGCAATTTGTCTAGCACTGGCATTGTTTATATTTAAACGAGTATCTAATGGAAAACTTTCTTTATTTTTAACCTTACCTTCTTTATCTCCTGATGCTTTTAAATCTGCAGTAAGTCTTTCTTCGTTTTTTATTTTTTCACTAGTTTTATCTACACATGGAATTAGATCTTCTTCATTTACATAATCAACTTCATCATTAGCATTCATGACCATTACAACACCTTCTCCGTGTTGAGATATTTTTTCAACTAATCCACCTGTAAGTTTGTGCTGATACAACATAATTAAGTTTCCTACCTCTACTTAGCTTACCTTAAGAATTTTTCATTGACAATGAAAAAGCGAGTCGAGAGACTCGCCTTTCCAAATAATTTTAAAAATATAAATTATGAATCTGTTCCACCTACTTGTGAAGCAAAGTCGATGAAGGATGAAATATCACTCCACTCAACTTGTTTTGCTGGGCGTAGGTAGTTAACACGACAAACAAGATAAGCTGCCTTACCTGCAGTGATGTCATCTGCAGATATAGAAACACCATCACCATTAACAGAAGTATCTGTAATAGCGTCAATGTTGAACACCTTGAATGTAGTATTTGATGTTGCTTTGAACATCATAGAATTTGCTGCGTCTGCACGAGCAATTGTTGACGTAACACTTGTCCAGAATGGAATGTCTCCATTTGTTGTGTCTCCTGTTCCTTGAGCAATAGTTGTACCACTGAATGCGATAGAACTAGAAGCTGCTGCTAAACCGTTAAGTTGAGTTGTAGGAACACCGAAAGGTACAGCACCATTGGCTGGACCAAGTAAAAGTACCTCTGTATTAGTACCAACTAGGTCTGCTGTTATTGGAGATGCTGGGAAAGATGCAAGACCACCTGATGGGTCATCTTGAGCTAAAGCTATAGACGCACCATATACATATGCTGGTCTAGCTGAACTTGCCTCAACAACCAAACTTGTGCGGTCATCTCTAACACGATCGTCAACTCTTCTATCTGGAGAAGGTACAGTTATATCGAAGCTTTTAAAACTTGCTTTATCAGCTGATGCATTATTGATTTTTACAAAACCAATTTGCTCAAAAGCCTCAATTCCAGGCCAGCCAAATACACCTTCATTGTTGAATGAGGATAATTTGTTTATCTGATTACCTGGTTGTAGGATTGCTCCTGCGTTACTTTTGTAAGTTGCCATTATTTAAATACCTCCTTATTCAGTAATAGTGAAGGCTGTTGTAATGAAGTCCTTATTCAAGTTCGCAAAACCAGCATATAGTTGCCAGATTAGAATGATAAAACGTGAAAAATCATCGTTATTATTAATTAGAACTTGAGCGTTTGGACCACCAATACCAACACCAATTGACTGAGGACCAAAGAATAGTCCAGCAGGAGTTGTTCTTGTGGAAGCACCGCCACCATCGCCAATATCGACCGAAATTTCTTTGGCGGGGAAGTTTGTAGATTCAAAGAATCTTACACCTTCAAATACAAATCCAGAAGGCATAACTGGCTCACCAGCTACGAACTGAGCTTGTCCATACTGTCCACCAGCATAGATTGCTTGGTTA